AACCTAAAGAGGGCGGTCTTGCTTTTGGTTTCCAAACTTGGTTCTTCCGACGAAAGAATACAGATAGATGCGGCAAAAGAAATCATCAATCGGGAACTTGGCAAGGCAAAAGAAATAATGGAAGCAGAATTAAAAGGAGATATCTTTAAAGACCTCGCCGAATGGGTAAAGAAGCAAGAATAAAGGGGGCTAATAGATGGAGTTGAATTTTGAGAAAATCTTTAGGGTAAGAGATTATTTACTTGAAAGACACGGAATTACTTTTTACCCATTTCAAAGAGAAATAAGCAATGCTATTATCCAAGCGGTCTATAATCCCTGGCGGCTACAAGCCAAAGTTCCTGGCGAAGAAATTTTTGTAGAAGTTTCACGTCAGGCAGGCAAAACGACGGCCATCGCCTACACTGTTGAATTCCTTTTTGGGTTCACGAAGCCGTTTCTGGGGCAGGAGATTACAATTGGGATATTCGCCCCCCAGAGGGAACAGGCGAAAACGGACTTTGACAGGCTCAAGCAGTATTTTGAGGTTCTGAGAAGATTAGGCACAAGTGTTGAATTTGACGAGTATAATTCACAAACCCTAAATATCAAAGATAAAGGTGTGGCATATATTTTTCCAATAACAGAAACTTCTCGTCCCGAGTCAAAGTTTTTGGATTTGATGGTTTTTGAGGAGTCCCAACACATCAACGACCAAAAAATGATTCGTGATATCTTTCCAATGGGAGCGGCAAGGAATTCTGTTAGGGTATTCATAGGCAGTGGAGGATTCCGGGTTTGTTATTTCTATCGTGGTCTGCAGAGGGAAGATACAAGGAAATTCATTTATCCTTATGATGAGGTGATAAGGCAGAAAAGAAAGGTTTATGAGTCAACTAAAAATTCCTTCCATCTCCAGTATGAAAGATACATAGAAAGGGAAAAGCAGGTGTTCGGTGAGGACTCTGACGAGTTCAAGGCTCCTTACCGCCTGATTTGGGTTTTGGGGGCTGGGCAGTTTATCACCCCAGAACAGTTCGAGAAGTTGGTTGGCAATTTCTCAAGATGCTACCAAGAGAAAAAGGACCCAGTTTATGTCGGGATTGATACCGCCAAAGACCCAGATTCAACCGTCGTAACAATTCTACGCTGGAACTCGGATAGAAGGAAGAAAGAAATAATAAACTGGTTGGAGTTAAGAGGAGATAACTACAAAGACCAGTTTGATATTATTATGAGTTTCTTGTTTAATTATAATGTTAAGGCAGTAGCGATTGACTCAACCGCCCAAGGAGATTTTATGCCCGACATGTTTGAAAGAGAGAGCCAATGGAGAGACGAAAGGTCGGGACTTTACAGGGTCAAGTTTTCGCTTCCGACAAAGGACATCCTTTACAAGAATCTCCTGCAAGTGATTAGGAACTTCTTGACAGAAGTGCCTAAAATTGAGACAAAAGAGGCAGAAAGGTTTAAACAACAATTGTTGGATTTGCAAAAAGAGTATAAAGGGGAGTTGTTGTCCTGCCACCATCCGGACGACCCGAATGCACATGATGATTACGCAGATAGTTGGTCGCTTGCCGAGTATGCTTATATGAAGGAGCAAGAAAGAGGCGAACCAAATATAAGAATTATTGGTGGAGAACCTTTTGAAGGAGTATAGTATGGGATTACTTGATAGATTTCTCAAAAAGACAATCATTGAACCATTAAAAGATGAACTCAAAGGAGAGGTGGTTAAGGATTTTGACTTGACCTTGGTTCCTTTCAGGTTTGCCCAACCCCCGGCAAAAAAAGCCAGTCAGTACATCGAGGCATACAAGGGTTGGGTCTACGCTAATATAGCGGCCCAAGCCGATGATGTCGCTGATATAATCTTCAAATTATACCGTGCCGTCAGGAGAGGCGGAAAGATGGAAGTACAGGAAGTCACGGAACATCCTTTACTGGAACTCCTTTACCAAGTCAATCCCAATATGACAAAGCACGAACTCATTTATACCACAGTTNCCCATCTTAGATTGCTTGGTGAGGCGATGTGGTATTTGGTTAGGAAGAATCCCAATAATCCAAAAGAGTTGCCGACTGAAATTTATCCCTTGAGACCAGATAGGGTTAAGGTTATGCCAGGTGATTTATCAAAAGGGCAGTTTATCTCACACTATGAATATACGGTTTACGGGAAGGAAAAGACAAGGTTTGAACCCTGGGAAATCTTGTTTCTGAAGACGCCTAATCCCAAGAACCCTTACAGAGGATTGGGGGTGATTGAGGCGGCGGCAACGACTTTGGATATTGAGGAATACTCCGAGATGTGGAATAGGAATTTCTTTTTTAACTCTGCTCAACCCGATGCCGTTCTTTACACCGACCAAAAACTTACCCCGGAGACGATAGAGAGACTTGCAAGAAGTTGGGCAAGCAGTTACCAAGGAGTAGAGAGGGCAAGACGAACAGCCATTTTAGAGCAGGGACTGAAATATGAAAAAATACAGATGTCTGCTCAGGAAATGCAGTTCCTTGAAGGACAAAAGTGGACAAGGGATAAGATAATGGCGATGTTCCGGAATACCAAGATTGCCCTTGGGATAGTCGATGACGTGAACAGAGCCAATGCCGAAGCCTCCGAGTATGTCCATATGAGGAATGTCATCCGTCCTATAATGAAAAGAATAGTAGAGTTTTTGAATGAATTTCTCGTCCCGCTCTATGGAGAGGACTTGTTCTTGGATTTTGAAGACCCAGTCCCAGAGTCAGTTGAGTTGAAACTAAAAGGATATGAGGCAGGATGGAACAAGTGGTTGACTATAAATGAAATTAGAACCATGGAAGGATACGAACCGGTAGAGGGTGGAGATGTTATCTATATGCCTATCAATCTGATGCCAGTCGGAAGTCCGCCAGAAACAAAAGTTATTAAACTAAGAGCAACCAAAAAATTGAGGAAAAAACAAAAAGATTTTACTGAGCAGTTGATGATGTTGCAGAATCGGAATGTTAAACTAAAAAGACTTAAAGCCGAATTTTCTGAGAAACTAATCAAAGTTCTAAAAAACCGTTTCAAAAAGCCAGCGGTTAAAGTAGAAAAGAAAGAATTTGAGCACCCGGAAGTAAAGTTCTACAAGGCAATTACTAACCTATCCGAGAAATGGAGAAAGTTACTAAGTAGTAAAATAGATAAGGTTATGGCCTGGCAGTTGGAAGAGATTTTGGGGAAATTGGCCAAGAAATACAAGGCAGTATCAGATTATCTATTCGACAAGAAAGAGGGCATCCAGATGACAATTGACCTTTCAACACCAGTTATTAGGGAATTGGTCAAAGAGATGGGGAACCAAGCGTATGACTATTTGGGAATTCCAGACGAGTATCCAGAAACTTCAACGGCTTTGAGTTTTGTTAAGAAAAGTACTTATGAATTTGCCAAGTCATTCAACGATACCGTCACGGATAGAGTGAAAAATGAGCTGAAAGAAGGGATGACTGCCGGCGAAGGAGTAGACGAGATAAGTAGAAGATTGAGAGATGTCTTTGACGAGTTGAGGGATTGGGAGGTTGATAGAATTGCGAGAACAGAAGTGATGAGGGCTTCAAACTTCGGGACCATGGATGCCTATCAAGAAGCAGGGATAAAGTATAAGAAGTGGTTCACCGCTCCTGATGCCTGCGAGGCCTGCTTGGAACACGAAGGAGAGATAATAGGAATTGAAGATGATTTCTTTGATGCAGAATACGGGAGCGGAGAGTATCCCCCATTGCACCCCAACTCTTATCATAAGGATACAGAAGCATATACCAAAGATGGATTTAAGAAAATTAAGGATATCAAAGTGGGCGAAGATGTTTTGTCCTTAAACCCTGAAACGAAAGACCTTGAATGGGTAAAGGTAAAGAATCTCATAAGCCATTTTCAGGACAAATTGATTTCATTCAAGTCAAGAAACTTTGATTTGGAGGTTACTCCTGAACATAGTATGTTTTATCAGAAAAGATGGGACAGGAGGCAAGGAAAAGAAGCCTTCGGCTTTATAGAGGCCAAAAAGCTTCCTTCAGAAGCAATCTTCTACCGTTCTTCTGAATGGAAAGGTAAGGATGTAGAGTTTGATACTTTCGGATTGACCAAGGAGGATTTCTGCAGGTTTATGGGTTATTATCTTTCTGAGGGTAGTATAGCAAGAGATAAGATATATATCGCCCAAAGTGGTGATAAGAGACAGGAAATGGCTGATGATTTATACTCTATGAATTTAGATGTTAAGGAATATAAACAAGTGTTTGAGATTAAAAACAAAGAGTTATCTGATTACTTGAAGCAGTTTGGGCATAGTCATCAAAAATACATACCTGTAGAGATAAAACAGCTTCCTCCAGCATATTTAAGATTGTTTCTGGACGCTTTTAGGTTAGGCGATGGCTCTACAAGAAAATCAAAGAAATTTAAGAATGGCGACTTCAGCGACGAATTAGTATATTTCACCGCCTCTAAAAAGTTGGCTGATGATATAGGTGAACTGATACTAAAGACAGGTCGTAGACCATCTTATTATTTGCAAAAGAACAAAGGTAAAATTGTCAAGCACAGAAACGGGAATTATAGTGGGAACTATGATATCTGGGTAATCAGGGAATGCTACTCTCAATATGCTTACTCCAACAACTTAAAGATAAAGACCATAGATTACAATGACTATGTTTATTGTGTAGAGTTGGAGAAAAATCATACCTTATATGTCAGAAAGAATGGCAAATGCGTTTGGTGTGGCAACTGCCGTTGCGTAATTGTTCCATCTGTTGAAGGTCCGACTAAACAAATGAAGTCCAAGAAAAAACCAGAAGAAGGGAAAAACGATATTGAGGAAGAAATAAAGAAAATCCTGGAGGAATGATGGATGAAAACACAACCAAGAAAATTCAGGAACTTAAAAATAAGACCAAGATTTTAGATGCTTTGCTTTTTGAACCGGTTAAGGAAAAGAGAAAAATCTACAAAGCACTGGAACTTATTGGTTCAGAGATAGCCAAGATAAAAGAAACCCAGAAGTTTCAGAATCCGGAAATTGAAGAGATTGCGGTAAAACTTGAACAGGTCAGGGATATGGTCAAGGAGATTCCCGCCGAGTTTCCGGAAGAGGTCAAGGTATCCAACTTGAAGGACTTACCACCCCCTCAGGTGAAGGTGGAAACAAAAGAAGTCAGGGTATCCAATCTTCACGAGTTGCCCCGACCAAAAGTGGAAGTACCCGAGAATCTGAAAGAGTTCAATTTCAGAACTCTGATTAAAATTCTGGAAAATGGCTTCTTGGGGATGGTCAAGCAATTGACCCAGAAGGTGACCCTTTCTCATAGGAAACCAGAGGAATACATTCCAGTCAGGTTGTCGGATGGGAAACTTTTCTATGAGGCAATTGGTGGCAGTGGAGGTACCGCTGGTGGTCCCGCTGTTCCAACTGTTTGGGAATCTGGGAGTAAAACCGTCACAACCGCAGGAGTGCCGGAGGTATTAGCGAGTGATACAAAATGTCAGTCAGTAACAATTAAGGCCAAATCGACAAATACAGGAGTTATTAAAGTTGGCGGATTAACTGGTCCCCCTGCCTTTGAACTGGCGGCAGGGGAACAGATAAGTGGAGATATTGATAATCTAAACAAGATAAGAATTGATGCAACTGTCAATGGAGAAGGTGTAACCTATCTCTATGTTTGGTAAGGAGTGAAGATGCCACGTACTTTAGGTGATAATACCATAAATCTATCAAGTTTAGATTCCCGCTATCTTAAACTTGACCAGACCACTCCGCAGACGATAATAACAACTAATCTCGTGACTAATCTTAATGCTGACCTTTTAGATGGTTATCATAAAGGAACATCTGGTGACACTTATCCATTACTTTCAGGAACAAACACTTGGTCAAATCCTCAAACTCTTTCAAGAGCGGACTTGAAAACAAACTATGATAGCACAGGTCTGATTTTATCAAATCCAACGGCGGCAGATGCTTCCAATACCAAACAATGCTCTCCTTCTATTTTGATGAAAGGTCAAGGATGGGTGAGCAATACTTCTAAAACCCAGCAGTTTGCGGTGGTCTTTGACCCAATGGATAATGATAACCCAACTTTGAGATTTTATCTAAAGAAAGGGACTGGCAGTTGGACAGAATATTGGAATCTTGATTCGAATACTCAATACGGGTATCCGATGAGGTTTGCGAGATACGACGCCAGAGAGACTTTGGTTGAAGGAATTGGGTTAAAAAATGACGCATCAGCAACTGCCACCTACGACCAATATTCTCCTTATACAAGAATATATGGGCAGGGATGGAAAACAGGAGGAACTCCCGCTGCTCAATATATGTCTCTTGGTCAGGTAGTCGCCCCCGAACAGGGAGTAACATATCCTATTGGCGTCTATAAGTTTTTTTACGGGATAAACACCTCGACGCCAGTCGAAGCCAATGAATTGGTAAGATGGGAATGGGGAGATAGATTAGGGGTAGTTTTCAATGATAAAGCCTTGGCAGGTTATAATTTTCGGGTTGAGGGCAATTCCGACGCCAATCTTCTATATANNNATGGANNTNANAATANNGTNGGNATNGGGAAAAATAATCCCGCTACTGGTGCCAAATTGGATATTAATGGAAATGTTTATTCAACTTCAATCTCTACCGATGCTGGGGCGAATAAGTGGAAATTTGGGGGTGTCACGAATGTAGGAGGTGGCGTATCCCTTGATACCGCAAGATATTTGACAGTGAATATTAACGGG